AGCTTTCACCGCCATGTGAATTTCCGCCAATTCCTTTTTGCTGGGCTCTTTGGTCGGCGGCCGCACTGTGGCATGACGCAAGATACCGGCAGCCTGCATCGCAGCTTTCATGCGTCCGTGCGCCTCACCGGTGGGTTCACCAGCACCATAGACCGCGTCTTTCAGAGGGTCGATCAGGCCCTGGATCTTCATCGCCTTATGCAGATCACCTTCTTTGACTGCATTAAGGAGATCATGAATGAGGCCAGGAACTAGGGATGCAAAACCAACCAGAGCGCCATCGACGCCCTGGACCATGGAAGCAAGAAGATACTCGTCATGGCAAGTTAGAAGAGCCTTTTGTGGAGCAACCGCACGGATTGCCTTGAGGTCGCGAGCATACTTGTTCATCTCACGCGTGCCGATCTTGAACGCGTGTACATAAGGCAATTTAGCTAGTTCCACTACCAACTCGGTCGGGAAGGAGGCACGCGAATAAGCCGGGTAGATGTGAACGACCAGGGGGAGCCCACTCGCCTTCCCGATGGCCGTGAAATACTCAATCACATGCTCGTCGAGGAAACCGAAACGAAGCCAATGATGAGGCGGCATGATGTCGAGACCGGCAGCCCCAGCCTCCTTGGCCCAGCCCGCCTGTTCCACTGCATCGTAAATGCCTTCGCACACGATAGAGGAGATTACCGGACAGATATCCTTCGTCGCATCCGCGGTTATGCGGGTCACTTCCGCGCGTTCGCGCGGGGTCAACGCAAAGACCTCTCCGGTATGTCCATTCGTCATCAGTGCGGTGATGCCAGGACGTTGCCCGAGCCAAGCCGCAAACCGGCGAAGCTCCGCTTCATCGATTCTGTAATCCGTTTGGAACGGAACGGCGATGGCCGGGATGAGCCCGTGGAAATTGATCTTTGACATGGGAGACTCCTCCAGGTGGGTTCTTTATGAGACAGGCCACCTACTTCGCGCAGTCCCGACCGTATGGCCTGCTGCGCACAGGCAGGGTCGAGCTTAGGACCGGTATACTGGGCTCGTACCAATGGAAGTCTGCGCCTATGGCCAGAGGAATTCTGTATAAAATTGAACACTGGGAAAGGGTTTAACTTGCCATGCCTGACTTTCCAATCGATCCAGAGCTGCGTATTCGCGCGAGGGCCGATCGTATTGCGCCGCACAAGCGAAGCTGTTGCGTTCATACGACTCCAACCGTGCAACCGTGGCCGAGGTTCCGCTCATCGTGGCAATGAAATCCTGCGTGCCAATTCATTTCCAAAGAAAGAATCCCATTCAGCAGCAAGGGAGCGTCGGTCGCCGTAGTGGGCGATCTCCCGTTGGGCGGGCACGGGATGACCCGCTCGGCAACCGCCCGAGTCTGCCGGGGGATACTTCCTTCAGTAACGGCACGACCAGTCTTTGATCAACGGACTAAGTCCCATATCGGCGCGTGTGATCACGATGGGTTTGGGCCAGGTCATATTGATGTTGGGTTCATTCTGGGAGAACCAATCAAGAAACAGCATGAAGGCGTCGACTTGATCGTCGTAACGGCCACTTGGGAACGACAAGAGTTCGCTTTCGAACTCTGCCAACCATGGAGCTTCTACGGGCAACAGAACGCGGCCGGCTTCGAACCGTCCTTGGTGACGACACATGCGCGTTTCCTTATCATCCTTGGGATGTCGACCGACGATGCTTAGCGAACTTTGCTCCCTGAGAAGCTGGATCAACCCCATACCGCTGCTCGTATCTTCAATGAGGATGAGATCCGGCTTCCATTGTAGGGCCAACGCGACAATGTGATCCCGCATCTGCAATACGCTCCAATGTCCGCGAACTACATGCAGCAGATGAATTTCCTGGTTGCTGACCCCTGCAATGGTAATGGCTGTGTAGTCGTTCAGGACGCCGGCCTTCCCGGCAGGATCGCAAGAGAGGACGACATGGCGATAGCTTGTCCGGTCCAGGGCGACTTGGTAGCGCTTGAGCCAATCCGCTTTGATTAGGTTTCCCTCCGGAGGGGTCGGATTCTGCTGGTACTGGGCCGCGAAAACTCGGCTCCCGACCTCACGCCTGATCTCTTCCAAAGCCTCCATACTGTCGCGATCCGGCTGCAGTAGTTGTCCAGCTGGGCGGTGATAAACTTCCCCATCCGCGACGAGGTAGTCCATGGGCTCCGTGGCTATTGCAGGAAGGACCAATTTCGGCCAGCCACTCTCTATCAGGATTCCGGACAGGTCATCAGTGTGGAGACGCTGCATCGTCACGACGATGAGGCTCTCTCCCGGATTATCGAGCCGGCTCAGGGCGGTGTTGCGAAACCAATTGACCGCACCCTCAAGTGCCACGACAGAATTGGCATCATTGGCCTTGATGGGATCATCGATGATCAGAACGTCCCCGCCGCGGCCGGTCAGCGTGCCCCCAACCGATGCCGTGAAACGATACCCCCGACGGCTGGTCTCGAATTCGCCTTCGGTAGCTTTCTTGGGATTAAGACGGGTACGAGGAAAAATTCGTCTATAAAATGGGCTGTCAACAAGAGCCCGACAATCGCGCGAGAACTTGCTGGCGAGATCCTCCGAATAGCTCGCGCAGATTATGCGTGAACTGGGATTTCGACCCAACAACCACCCTGGCAGGCACGTCGATGCGATAAATGATTTGAGGCTGCGCGGGGGTTGGTTGAGGACGAGGCGTTTCGCAGTCTGGCCGGTGACCATCATTTGCAGGTGATGGCAAACACAATCGATATGCCAGTTCGGCCTCAGTATCAAACCTGGATTGACCACGCCGAATGCTGCATAGACAAACGCGCCGAAGTGATTGCGGTAAAGCGTATCGGCGGCCTTGCGATCAGGATCAGGTCGATTGTTCATTGTCTTTTGACTGACCGAAGCAGGCGTGGCGCAAAGCGCCTCAGGACTTGCAACTCGTCTGTGTCGATGGGTTGGTCGTCATGTGGCGCTTCCGTAATGACCCTGGCATAGAGCGCCAGCAATGATCCCATCGCGCGGACGTCTCCTTGCAGGGCCTTCGCCATCAATGACTTGATCAGGGCTCGTTGCTTGCTGACCTTACGTGGCCGCCCATCCTCGCGAACCGTGATGTGTTCGCCGAGCTCGGCTGTGAGATCGGTGGCGAGGTTCAAGCTGCCTTTCGGCCGGCCCTTTGGATTTCCCGATTTGCCCCGCTTGAACTGCCTCGCCTTCGGCGGTTTGCCGTAACCTACCTTGTACGTGCTCATGGGCGCTCTCCCCGGGTGCGGCCGGCTGCGCGATCGGTCAAAACTTGAGAGGAGTGGGGCGCTTGGCGCTCGGCCTCGACGTCGGCGAAGCTCAGACCGGTGTTGACGTGGCGCGCGCGAGCGCCTGTTGCCCGCTCCCAGCGACGGATCGCGACGTCGACGTAGAGCGGATCGAGTTCGATAACTCGGGCAACTCTCCCAGTTCGCTCGGCCGCTAGGATCGTCGTGCCGCTGCCGCCGAAGGGGTCGAGGATAATGCCGTTTCGTCGGCTGCAGTCTCGGATCAAGTCGGCGATAAGGGCGACCGGTTTGGTAGTGGGATGAAGCTCGAGATCACCGCGCCGGGCTGGATGCAGGCTGTTGACCCCCGGATAGTCCAGAACATTGGTGCGGTAGCGGTGACCCCCCAAGTCCAAAATTATTGACGTGCGCCGCGGTGCCGTTCTTGAACACCGCAATCAGTTCGTGCTTCGAGCGGTAGAAGCTCCCCTGTCCGCCATTGGTTTTGTTCCAGACCAGGATGTTTTTGAGTTCAGAGTAGTGCGGCTCGGCCGCGTTGAGCAGCACCCGCATATGCCTCCAGTCCATGAACAAGAAGTGTATTGCGCCATCCCGGCTGAATTTGACTACCAATCGGATGAAGCCGTCCAGGAAGTCGGCGAAGGCGGCGTCGGACATTTCGCCCGAGGCCATACCAAATTCACGGTGACGAACTTTTCCACGTCCCATCGCATGAGCGATCCGCAAGTTGTAGGGCGGATCGCTCGCGACCATCTGTGCGACGTCGCCGCGCAGGAGCCGCTCGTAGTCATCGCCGCGGCGGGCATCACCACACGTCAGACGATGTAGCCCGAGTTCCCAAATGTCGCCGGCGTGTGACACTGCCGGGCCATCAAGGGCGAACCCGGTCAGATCATCGGCGGGGTCATTTGTTGTGCTTGCTACCGACTTCCCGTCCATGACGAGGTCGATCTCGCCGGTCGTAAAGCCAGTCAGCTCGACCTCAAAAGCGACGTCGATCAGCCCTTTGAAATGCTGCCGTAGCAGATCGAAGTCCCACACCGCCCGCTCTGGAAGGCGATTGTCTGCGATCACGAGCGCCCGCTTTTCGGAATCGCTCAAACCAGCGATGGCGATGGTCGGTACTTCGGTCATCCTGAGTCTCTTAGCAGCCTCAAGACGACAGTGGCCGGCGAGAATTGTTGCCGACTCGTCGATCAAAATTGGATTTGTCCAACCCAACAGATCGATGCTTTTCATAAGGCCGGCGATCTGGCTTTCGGGATGCCGCCTCGGATTGTCCGGGAAAGGTTTTAGACCTGCGATCGCGCGCCAGATTATCTTGTCCAGAAGCCCACGCGGCGCGCGCGCGACGGAGGAACGACGGCGAGTAGATCCATGCGGCGTAGTGTTCGATACTGGTTTGAACTGCCGCCGGGTATCGAGCCTGGCCGCGGGAATTCGGCGGTGTTTCATAGCTCCGCACATACACCTGAGCGGAGCGATGCGAATTTACAAAATCACTGTGGCGCCCTCGGACGGCCCCGCCGCGCACCTGGAGGAGGGTGATCGGCCACGTACTTCCGCATGGCGAAGTAGACGGTCCGGGCTTGGTTTGCTAGGGGCGCGGCAACTTTACGCGCACGTACAGGTGCGTCCACACGCAGGTGTCCTCCCATCCAAGATTCAGAAGGTTGCAAGGCTCCGACGACCGCTAGGACGAACTTTCCGGCCGGAGACTCGGGGCGGCCCGTGTAATTGCCATTTCGGACGGCACTATTGGTCACAGGCCGTCCCGTCTCCTGCGTCCACAGATCGCAGAGCTCCTGAACAAGCCACCAAGTCGACAATTCTTTTTTGGAGCCAGATTGGCGCCGCAGTCGGTCCAACGTCTGCGTAACCTGAGCCTTCAATGCAACTAGCGGTGCGTCGACCACGGAAAACACATCTTTCACCATCAGCAGTCCCGTAGCGAGGGTGTCAGTAAGCAGTTCACTCTCTGAATTTGTATCGAGGGAAGATATCAAATCAATTGCAGCCTTAGCCGCCGCGCAAATACTTTGCAGTAGTTTCAGGTCGTATGTTGAGTGATGGGAATGTCGCGAGAAAAGCTCGGTATTGGCCGAATGATGGATCTGTCCAATCGCCCAAGATCGCAAACCCGGTTGGCCCTCAAAATTCTTCATCAAATCAAGAGCAAGATGTTCCGGAAGAGCTAGAATTAATGAATCTAGCTTTACGATCGAAGCCAGCGTAGCTCGCAGCGCCGACATTTGCTCAGCGCGGGTCGGGCCAAATTCATCTTGGTGCAAATAGCGATGATAACTGGCCCCCAGCTCCCGAAATTTTGGTTCCGACTTTCTCGATGCTCGAGTGCGGGCCCCCCAACAATTTGTAAAGGAAACTCAAAGTTTCGTCGGATAGCGCCGGCGTGGCGAGCTCCTCCGCACCGCTCCAACCCAAGCGAGGTGTAGCGTTGCTGCGACTTTCGTTTCTTACCATGCGCCGCCACCGTAATCCAAGGGGCCGTAGGCTTGTTGTCGGCGGTTGTAACTGATTCGCAGAATGATAGGTTACGGTACAGGAGTGTAGTCGATTGTCGCGCCGCGATCGCCATTGATTCGCGCCGAATGCGAGCGGCCGCGAACGGGTCTGATGGTTCCACGACACGAGCGGCAAGATCCTGATCGTGAGATTCAGGACCTCCCGATGCTCGATTCGCAACTCTTAGCGGCAGATCATGTTCGTGGGAATGCATCCGTGTCGAGCTAGCGAGAGAACAGTATTCGGTCGCGTTTTTGCTGAGTTCATTTCGAGCGTGGTCCGCTTTAGTACGCGTTAGAGACGGACTGGCTGGCTGAGGCGGGAGGATTCGAACCTCTGCATTTCGGAATCAGATCCGCTGCTGTCGATCATGGCCTGAGACTTTCTTTGGGAATGAGGTGCGGCACGACAACTTCAATCGAGATGCGCACGTTCGAGTGCTCCCGCCCCGAGCGGAGAGTCTTCGCGAATTCGATTCTGAGATG